TGCTAATGCAATGATGGCATATAGCAAAGCAATGGCAGGCTTCGACGGCGGTCCTGCTCCGTCTATATTAGGAGCATTTGCAACTGGAATTGTATCACTACTAGGTGGTGAAACAGATCCAATGGCCCCAATTAAATCTTTTGGCGAATTAAAACTTAATACTCAGGGTATTATTGATAATGCTTATGCAGTAGCAGCATATGCAGTTGCAATTAAAGACTTCCCTGCAAGCCCCGGCGCTGATGTATTAGGTGCGTTCAAAAGTGGAATAGTTTCATTACTTGGCGGCGAAACAGATCCAATGGCTCCAATTAAAGCATTTGGAGAAATGAAATTTAATACCCAAGGTATTATTGATAATGCTTATGCACTATCGGCTTATGCAGTAGCAATAAAAGATTTTCCAAAATCTCCAGCAGCAGATGTATTTGGTGCATTTAAAGGAGCAATCACCGGACTACTAGGTGGTGAAACAGATCCAATGGCTCCAATTAAAGCATTTGGAGAGCTAACACTTAATACAGCTGGAATTATTGCAAATGCAGAAGCACTTAAATCATACGCATCTGCAATAAAAGATTTCCCAACAAGTCCGTCGGCTGATGTATTTGGTGCATTTAAAGGAGCAATCACTGGACTACTAGGTGGCGAAACTGATCCAATGGCACCTATTAAAGCTTTTGGAGAAATGAAATTTAATACCCAAGGTATTATTGATAACTCATTAGCACTTAAATCGTACGCAGACGCAATGAAAGATTTTCCGGCGTCACCTAGTGCTAGTGTGTTTACAGCACTTAAAGATGGAATTATTGGACTATTAGGCGGCGAAACTGATCCGTTTGCTCCGATGAAACGATTTGGTGATTTAGTCTTTAATACAGAAGGTATTAAAAATAATGCAACAGCAGTAAGTGAATTTGCATCGGCAATGGCAAACATGCCAGAGATTACTACTACACGAAGCGGCGGAGCACTTGGTTGGCTTAAAGATACATTTGCTGGTGATGAACAAATGCCATGGGATAAAGTTAGAGCATTTGGCGAAGCAGGAATAGATGCAACAGCAGTTCTTGCAAATGCATCAGCATTGTCTAGCTTTAGTACAGCAATGACAAATATGCCAACTGGTGATATAACAACAGTAGTAATACCTCAAGAACTTATTACTAGACTAACATCATTATCAAATATTGACGGACAAGCAATTACAGAAGCAGCAGCAGGGCTGCAATCATTTGCAGATGTGACAGGCTTAAAAAATAATCTAGATATTTTACAATCAGGACTTGACGCAGGCGAAATTAGAACGTATACTAATGCTATCGATGGACTTATTGAAAAATTAGAACAGTTAAACGAAACATTATCAGAAGATAATGATACATTGTTTGGCACTGATAAAGCCAGTGCTGGAGAGTTACTAAAGGATATTTCACTAAGTAGTAGTGGCGGACAACAGAACTTAGGCGAACTAACATCAATAATGATGAGAATTGCAGATGTGCTATTACAAACAAAAGCAATTGATGAAAAGATTGAAAAAAATACACAAGGATTTGGTAACGATCTGTTAACCTCAGACGTTACTAGATATTAAAGGAGCAACTAATGAGTTGGAAAAAATATTTTACACCAGTGCCAACAGGAAATAATTCTACAGGAAGTTATTCACCATTAGGCTCCGGCGGTAATAATTCACAAGCTGGGCCAGCCCGTACAAATTATAGCTCCTATCTTCCAGATGTATATGTAGGATCGCCCAATCGTGTTGAACGCTATGGTCAATACAACACTATGGATCAAGATTCAGAAGTAAATGCAGCACTTGATATTCTTGCTGAATTTTGTACACAAAAAAATAAACAAAATAATACACATTTTATTGTAGAATATAAAAACAAAGCAACTAATTCAGAAATTACTATTATTCAACAGTACTTACAGCAGTGGGCAAAGATACAAGATTTTGAAACTAAAATGTTTCGAACTTTGCGTAATACATTTAAGTACGGTGATCAAATATTTGTAAGAGATCCAGAAACTAAACGTTGGTTTCATGTTGATCCTGCAAATGTAACTAAAATTATTGTTAACGAAAGTGAAGGTAAACGTCCTGAACAATATGTAATTAAAAACTTTAATTTAAATTTTGCAGAAGGTGTTGCAACTACTCCTTATCAAACAAATGGTAATGTAACAGGCGGTGGCAGCAATTATCAAGTCGGCGGCGCCCGAGGAATGGTTGGCAATCCTAATAATAGTTTTAGCGGATCGAGATTCCAAAACGAAGACCAAGAAATTACTGTAGACGCAGATCACGTTGTACATTTAAGCTTGTCAGAAGGACTAGACAACAACTATCCATTTGGAAACAGTCTACTAGAAATTATTTTTAAAGTATATAAACAAAAAGAATTGCTCGAAGATGCGATTATTATCTATCGTGTGCAGAGAGCTCCAGAAAGAAGAGTATTCTATGTTGATGTGGGCAACATGCCTTCACACCTTGCTATGCAGTTTGTAGAGCGTGTTAAAACGGAAATACATCAAAGACGAATCCCATCCAAGACAGGCGGAGGAAATAATGTTATAGACAGTTCATATAATCCCCTGTCAATCAATGAAGACTACTTCTTCCCACAAACTGCTGAAGGTAGAGGATCTAAAGTTGAGACACTTCCAGGCGGTACTAACCTAGGTGAAATTGACGACTTACGTTACTTCACTAACAAACTTGTACGAGGATTGCGTATTCCAAGTTCGTACTTGCCAACAGGAGCAGACGATAGTGCTTCGCAATATAATGATGGCAGAGTAGGAACAGCATATATTCAAGAACTACGCTTCAATACATACTGTGAAAGATTACAAGGATTATTAGTTGAAGAATTTGATAAAGAATTTAAAAGATTCTTACTTGAAAAAGGAGTCAACATTGATACTGCAATGTTTGATATTAAATTGCAGCCTCCGCAGAATTTTGCAAGCTATCGCCAAGCAGAAATTGATAATGCTCGTGTACCAACATATACGCAAATGAGTTCTATACCGTACATATCGAATCGGTTTGCTATGAAAAGATTCTTAGGAATGACTGACGAAGAACTTGCAGAGAACGAGCGTCTTTGGAGAGAAGAAAATGAAGAAAATTTAACACCGCCTCCAGGTGATGCAAGTGCTGAGTTAAGAACTGGTGGAATTAGTAGTGCTGGAATAGAATCAGATTTAGGCGGAATGGAAGACGAATTAGGTGATGCAGAAACTCCTATTGAAGGTTCTCCGGGAGAAGGACCAGAAACAGTAACAGGTCAAGAGCTAGGGGGCGAAACGCCTCAAACAGCCCAAACGGTATAAATACAATATGATATTACGTGAACTATTTTATTTTGATAAAGAAACAACCGATATAGGCGACGACGATCGTTACGACCCTTCATACGACCACTCGCCTATTGATTATGATGATACTCGTAAAACACGATTAACATTACGTCAGATTAATAAAATACGTAAATCATCTGAAATGCATACAAAAGAGACAGCTACTGAACAAGAATTTATTAAACAAATGTACGGTATAGCAGCAAACGCAGAAACTGGCGGAGTATGATAATTGACAACGGCATTTGTGTTAGGTAATGGCACCAGCCGAAGCACTATAACTTTAGACTCAATAAGCAAATTTGGAAAAATATACGGATGCAATGCATTGTATAGAGATTATATTCCGGATTACTTAATAGCAGTTGATGCTAAAATGGTTATGGAAATTAATAGATTTAGCATACAAAATAAAACGCAAGTTTGGACAAATCCAAATAAAACATTTTCAGCATTATCTAACTTAAATTATTTTTCACCATCTAAAGGATGGAGCTCTGGACCAACTGCATTATATCTTGCAAGCGAACACCAGCATTCTGAAATATACATTCTTGGGTTTGATTACAAAGGAATTGGATCAGAAAATCATATAGTTAACAATATATACGCCGGTACTGAAAATTATAAAAGAAAGCAAGATAGGGCAACTTTTTATGGAAATTGGCTTAGACAAACATCTACAGTAATTCAAAAAAATCCTAAAAAGAGATATATAAGAGTATTAAGCGATGAAGGATTTATACCAAAAGAACTTGATAAACTACAAAATTTAGAACACATTACTGTTAATAAATTTAACGAATTGTTTTTAAAATAACAATTTCTCTACAATTGGCTCGTTTTGAGCCTATTTCTGTATACTTTTCTATACACTGGCTAAATAAAAATGACAGCCTTACACCATTATTATGGTGATAACATTTATAGGAGAATACAAATGGCAGATCGTAATAAATTTGAAGAAATGCTTGAGCGCCTTATCAACGAAGATAAAACCGGTGCTGAAGAATTATTCCACGAGATTGTGGTAGAAAAATCAAGAGACATATATGAGTCACTATTAGAAGACGAAAGTGACGAAGTTGACGAAGCAACTGACGAAGAAGTTGATGAGTCAGACGAAGACCTAGACGAAACAACTGACGAAGAAGTTGATGAGTCAGACGAAGACCTAGACGAAAACTTTGACTTAGATACTTTCGAAGTAGAAGCAGACGACGACATGGGCGGTGATCCAGCAGACGACATGATGGCAGACCTAGGCATGGACGACGAAGGTGAAGAAGGCGACGAAGACGAAGGTGAAGAAGGCGATGTTGAAGATCGTGTAGAAGACCTTGAAGATGCGCTAGAAGACCTCCAAGCAGAATTTGAAAAAATGATGTCTGGCGATGACGAAGGCGACGACATGGACGCTGAAGAAGAGCCAGAAGAAGCATTTGCATTTGAAGCAACTGACGAAGAAGTTGACGAAGCAGCAGATGAAGAAGTAGAAGAAGAAACTGACGAAGAAGTTGAAGAAGCAGCAGATGAAGAAGTCGAAGAAGGCGAAAAATCAGCAAGCGAAACAATGCGTGAGTATGTAGAAAAAGTATCAGCGACAATGGGTGACAACGGCGCTAATACTAAAAGTGCAGTAGCTGGCAAAAACGATATGGGCGGCACTGCATCAAACTTAGTAGCAGGTGGCGAAGCTAAAGGCGAAGGCACATCTGGAGGTTTACAAAATCCAGCTACTAAAGAAGACAATGCTGGTAATATAAATGTTCCAGGCGGAAAAGCAGCAAAAGCTGGCAAAACCGAACCAGGACACGGTGCTGAGAAAAAAGGCACAGGCGACAATGGCGCTAATGTAAAATCAGTTATTGGTAAAAAGTAAGGACCGATAGATGAGAAACTTACAAGAGCATTTGACATTCGACCAAGCTAATATAGTGCTTGAGAATGCCAACGAAGGCAAAGACCTTTATTTAAAAGGTATTATGATCCAAGGTGGTGTTCGCAACGCTAATCAGCGAGTGTATCCTGTAAATGAAATAGGCAGGGCTGTCAAAACTCTCAACGATCAAATTAGTAACGGGTACAGTGTTCTCGGTGAGGTTGATCATCCAGAAGGACTTAATATAAACATTGACCGTGTAAGCCATATGATAACTGAATGTTGGATGGATGGCGATAACGGTTATGGTAAACTAAAAATACTACCAACACCGATGGGGAACCTAGTTAAAACGATGCTTGAAGCAGGCGTTAAACTAGGCGTCTCGTCGCGTGGTAGTGGTAATGTAGCAGAAGATGGTAGTAATACCGTTTCTGACTTTGAAATAATCACTGTGGACGTTGTGGCTCAGCCTAGCGCCCCTGGTGCATATCCAACACCAATTTATGAACACCTTATGAATGCACGTGGGGGAATGAAGGCATACGAATTAGCACAGGCAACAAAACACGACGACAAGGCACAAAAGTATCTTAAGGAATCACTGATTAACATAATCAGTAAACTCCAATGAAACAGGAGAATGTAATGATAGATGCACTGAAAACACTCTTTGAAAATGATGTTGTTTCAACTGAAATCAGAGCACAAATTGAAGAAGCTTGGGAATCAAAAATTCATGAAAACAAAATGCAGGCAACTGCTGAGTTACGTGAAGAATTTGCACAAAAGTATGAGCACGATAAGTCAACTATGGTTGAAGCTATCGATACTATGCTTTCTGAGCGTCTTGCTGAAGAGATCGCAGAGTTTGCAGAAGACCGCAAACAACTAGCAGAAGCAAAAGCAAAATATGCTGTTGCCCAACGTGAAAATGCAGATCTACTAAAGGGTTTCGTTGCTGAAAACTTAGCAGCTGAAATTAAAGAATTAAGAGCAGACAAACTAGCAATGGCTGAAAACTATGCCAAGTTAGAAGAGTTTGTTGTTGAAGCTCTAGCAGGTGAAATTGCTGAATTTGCAGAAGACAAAAAAGACTTAGCTGAAACAAAAGTACGTCTAGTACGTGAAGCTAAAACACACTTTGCTAAAGTTAAATCTAACTTTATCGAAAGAAGCGCAACTGCTGTATCTGAAATGGTTGGTAAATCACTAAAAAGTGAAATTGCTACACTTAAAGAAGATATTGATACAGCAAGAAAACACGACTTTGGTCGTAAAATATTTGAAGCATTTGCAAACGAGTATACAACTTCGCACTTGAATGAAAATTCAGAAGTAAGTAAACTAATGGGCGTTCTTGCTGCAAAAGACAAGCAACTAGCAGAAGCAAAAACATTTGCTACAAAAGCTAAAATTCTTGCAGAAACAGCAAGCAAAGAGAAATCTCGCTTAGTTGAATCAGCACGTAGAGAAAAAATTATGAACTCATTGATTTCGCCACTAGGCAAAGATCAGCGTGAGATTATGACAGACTTACTGGAATCAGTACAGACAGATAGACTACAAAAATCTTTCGATAAGTACTTACCATCGGTTATCGACGGAAATACTCCAGCAAAGCGCAAGGCAACATTAACTGAAGGCACAGAAGTAACAGGCAACCGTACGGAACAAACAACAATGACAACTAAAGCAGACGAATCAACCAATAATGTCTTAGACATTCGTCGTCTTGCTGGATTAAATTAAGGAGATTATGATGTCAGAACTATTAGAAAGCCGCTGGAATGACACTAAAACAGCTCTTCTTGAAGGCCTGCAAGGCAACAAGAAGTCTGTAATGTCAGCCACATTAGAAAACACTCGCAAGTATTTGTCAGAGAGTGCAACAGCTGGTGCAACATCAGCTGGTAACGTAGCAACACTTAACCGTGTTATTCTACCTGTTATCAGACGTGTTATGCCAACAGTGATTGCTAACGAACTAGTCGGCGTACAGCCAATGACTGGACCAGTTGGTCAAATTCACACACTACGTGTACGCTATAGCGACACTGTAGAAAATACTACAGCGGGCCAAGAAGCTCTAAGTCCGTTTAATATTGCTCGTGCTTATTCAGGTAATGAAACTGAAGCAACACCAGCAGGTAACTCAACATCAGCACTTGAAGGCGCAGCGGGTAACCGTATGTCAATTCAAATCTTGAAGCAGACAGTTGAAGCTAAGACACGTAAGTTGTCAGCTCGCTGGACGTTTGAAGCTGCACAAGACGCACAGTCTATGCACGGTATTGACGTTGAAGCAGAAATCATGGCAGCTCTTGCACAAGAGATTACTGCTGAGATTGACCAAGAAGTTCTTGGTTCGCTACGCACACTAGGCGGCACAGCAGTAGAAACATACAACCAAGCGGCTGTAAGTGGTACTGCAACTTTCGTAGGTGACGAGCATGCTGCACTAGCAGTACAAATCAACCGCGCAAGTAACTTAATTGCACAGCGTACACGTCGTGGCGCAGGTAACTGGGCAGTTGTATCGCCATTCGCGCTTACAATCCTACAATCTGCAACTACTTCGGCATTTGCACGTACTACTGAAGGCTCATTTGAAGCTCCTACAAACACAAAGTTTGTTGGTACTTTAAACAATGCAATGAAAGTATATGTAGATACATACGCAGCAGACAGTACAGATGTAATGATCGGTTACAAAGGTTCAAGTGAATCAGATGCAGCAGCATTCTATTGCCCATACATCCCACTAATGAGCTCAGGTGTTGTTCTAGACCCAGCAACATTCGAACCAACAGTATCATTCATGACACGTTATGGATATATTGAACTTTCGAATACTGCTTCGTCACTAGGCAACGCAGCTGACTACTTAGCAAACGTTGCTATTACTAATGGTAATGTAAGCTTCAGCTAAGTTTTACTTTATAGTAAATTAAAATAGGCCCTTCGGGGCCTATTTTTTTGACTTTAAACTTATTTGATAAATACTTGTGTCAAATAGTGTGCCGCAAGGCGGACTTATGCTGTACCCGCAGCGTAGCTCATAGAACGGGCATAGGACTACTTTTTATAGGAGAAAACAAATGGGAAGACCACTAAACAAAAGATTTTTCGGAACACCTACAGCAGGCGGAAACGAAATCAAAGTACAATTTCATAACGGAACTGGTTCAGTAAACGGCTGGATTGTTAAGCAACTAGGAAGTAAAACATTCCGTTGCACAGACGGTACAGCTACAGTAGATTGCCGACTAAGTACAAAAGCAAGCGGCACATTAGATGGTACACATGCTATAGTACCTAGTTTAGCTGAAATGTCTATTACAGTTAAAGACGATAGCGGAACAGCACAGCAAGTAACTAAAATTTCAGGACGCAAAGTAACACTTGAAGACGGCACAGTAATCAAGTGGAACTTTAGCGATGCTACTGATGACGGCGCAGTTGAAATGGAAGAAGCAGGTGATGATAATTCACTAACAGATGCTGATAACTTTGAAGCTGACTAAGAATAGAATAGTAGGGGAGCAATCCCCTACTAATTTTAAGGAATTATAATGTCAAAATATTTAAGAGTACCTGACGGTGATTATAAAATTGAAGTTAGACCAAACGGTAATATCATTCTTGATACTAATTCTGCTCTGTCAGACGCTGACAATCAACAAGGTAAAGTTATAGTTACTGGAGATTTAGAAGTACAAGGCAATACAACTACTGTAGTATCAGAAAATATGTCTATTAAAGACAATATAATTATTCTTAATGGCGGAGACAATGGAAGTGGAATTACTTTAGGTGTATCAGGCATACAGATTAATAGAGGAAACTCTAATAACAATGATGCATATATTGTATATGACGAAAGTGTTGATCAGTTTGCCTTTAGACTTAATTCTCCTCAATTATCAGGAACACAAGTAGGATTAAGAACTAGTACTGTTGAATCACATAGTGGTAATCTTTTATTAAAGATGAACTCTACAGCACATGTAAGAGTGCAAAACGATGGAAACTACGAAGATGGATTAGATGCCGACGATCTTACAAATAAACAGTATGTTGATGATGCTATTACTACTGCATTTGCTACAGTATTTTTAACCCAAATTGGCGACGGCACACTAGAACCAACGACACTCAAAGTTTTAGATAATGAAACTACAGGAAATCCTAGTTTAGTAGAAATTAAAGTAGATAATATTAATGTTGCAGAATTTTATAAAGATAGATTAGAATTAAGCGATATTAGAATAACTGGCACTACAATAGAAACAATTAGTTCTAACGAAGATTTAATATTGTCAGCACCTGGTACAGGAAATATTGTTATTAATGATATTCTTGAAATTAATAGTGTTCCTGGCATAGACGATGTTATATTAGAACCAAACTTTCCAAATGACGGCGCAAGAATTTATGTATCAAATTCTTCATACGGTGGAACTGGATTATTTTTCGCAAATGCAGAACAGACTAGAGACGAAATTATAAGTAATAATAGATCATTAGTATATAGTATGGTATTTTAAGGACACATTATGGCAATAGAAAATATATCTTTTAGTGCAGGAACTGATACATTGTTAACCGTTCCATCCGAAAAAAATTATGCTATAACAACTATTATAACATGTAATACAGCTACAGTAGATCCTGGTAATCCAAATAGTAGTAATGCTAGTTTTGATTTACATCTTGTAACTGCACTTGAAATGACAGCAGCAAGTAATATAGTTGCTAATGCTGTTAATAACAAAAACAGAGTTATAAATAATTTACCGTTAAAGGCAGGCGAAAGTTATAGTTTTAATAATGAAAAACTTATTTTAGAAG